TCCTCTACCTTGAACTTTTTGTTGTTAAGTATTTCCTCAACAGGACGTTTAACTGCCTTTATAATAAACCGACAGCTATCAATATTTTTGGCATTTGGGTCGAAAGCAATATCAAATGTATCGTCAACCCACGCCTTTATAACCTTTTTATCAAGTTCATCAACAACGCCAACCTCTAAAATTCCAACAGAGTATTTAAGACCATTAACAATTAAATCTGTCATAGCCTCTTTCATTCCAAGTTTTTTATAAATACTTGTTATTATTCTGTTTTTGTTATTTGCCTCTTCGTATGATTCATCTGTTGCATCCGTTGGCTCAACGGCAAATCTTGGCTGACTTCTTTTAACGAAGTTCTTGATTCCTCTTACCTGTGCTCTGACCTTGTTTATTGTTCTTCTAACCTCTCCTGTTGTAATCGGAACACTAATAATCCTTTCTGCTGTCTTGTCATAAACAACCCAGTGCTCTCCGCGAAGAAACCTATCGTTTATATACCAATCTCTCTGCTGCTTTAAAGACATTTTAGAAACAGATTCGTAAAGATTGTTAATAAATGTAACAACCTCTCCGTTCGATCCAAGTTTTACACTTTTCCCACTTCTGATGTCTTCTAGTTTAATCATATTTTAATAAATTCTTGCACAATGGCCTTTTCAAGCTCAAAGTAGAACTCTCTTGTTAGTGGGTAAAATATCTCAATCCTCTTTCCATTTTGACAATCTTTAACCGGAAAAACAATTCGATATTCACCAGGCTTATTAAGCCTTGAAAATATTGCTATATTTCCAATATAAAGAACATCATCTAGAACACAGGACGCAAACCCAACGAGACCCTTCTCGTCGCTTGCTGCTCTTACTTTTATATTACTTATTTTCATTTATTTTTTTTAAAAGCACTTCTGGATCAACGTTTTCAAGTGGCAAATACTCGTTTGGCATCTCTATTCTCGTCTCCTTTTCTGGAGCCGTATCGGAATATTCAATAACATCTCTTGCCTTGAACGCTCTTATAATCATATCCAGTTGCGCTCTGTATTCCTTGTGTTGTTTATCTTCTCTTCCACAAAACGAAAAAATAACAATAAGCCAACAAATCGTTTGTAGAATGCTAAGTATAAGAATTTCAATCATCTTTTTTGTTCATATTAACCATTGCCACCTCACTTGTTATAATAATAGATGCTGTTGCAACGGCATTGTTAAGCTGACTAACAAGACATTTATATGGGTCTATGACGCCATCGCCTATTAAATCAACATATTTGTTTGTTAAGACGTTGTATCCAATCTTATCAGATAAAACCTTAGCTGAAATAACCTCATGAGATAGTCCTGCGTTCTTTAAAATTGTTCTGAACGTTGACATAATGGCGTTTACGACAATATAGTAACCATCTTCCATGTCACGATCGTCGAATATCTTTCTGACTCCGGCATTTATCTCTGCTGCCGCCCTTAAGAAAGCTGTTCCACCACCCTCAACGATACCACCATCAAGCGCAGACCTAACAGAATGTAGAGCATCTTCAATTCTATATCTTTTTTCAACCTGTTCAATATCAGATGCGCCACCAACCTTAATATTAGCAACAGATCCTGTTAATCTTCCAATTCTTTTCTTAAGTTGGTCTAACTTGAATGGGTCTTTTTCTCCATCCATAAGCGCTTTAACCTCTTCAACTCTCTTAGAGATATCTCCTTTTCCTCCAGTAAACACCGTGTAATCCCTGCCAATAAATGCATTGTCGCAAGTACCACAATCTTCCATAGTTCCATCGCCAAACTTTTTAGCTTCTTGTTCGCCAAGAACGGTAGCCTGCAAAAGTGTCGCAAGGTCATATATTAGATCTTTTTGGAAATCACCAAATGCAGGAATCTTCACTGGAACACAGCTGAACTTTCCGCCTAGGTGATTCTGAAGAATAAAACCCATAGCAGTTCCCTCAATTGAATCTGCTAACAGAATAATATTCTTCTTTCCTTTATTGTAAATATCTTGAATTATGTTAACAAGCTGCGAATAATGGGTTATTCTGTCAGTTGTCATTATAATTACAGGGTTCTCCATGTTGCAAGCAAGCCTCTTTCTATCATTAATAAACATATGAGACTCATAACCCCTGTCAATTTTTGTTCCCTGAATGTATTCAACCTTATTTTCTATATCAGTGTTTCCGGTAACAGTAATAATACCATCCTTCCCAACTTTTTTAATAACACCAGATATTAGTTTTCCAACTTTTTCATCATTGTTTGCAGATATTGTTGCAACACTATCTCTCATTTCATCTGTCGTAATCTCCTTTACCCTCTTCTTTACAATATCTAAAATATCTGAAACAGCGCTATCCATTCCTCTTTTTAGAATTATTGGATTTGCTCCATTATCGATTTTCTTACAACTCTCGTTAACAATCTCTCTTAAGATTGACATCGTAGATGTTGTAGCATCACCAGCTTCAATGTTTGTTCTTTCTGCTGCTTCTTTTGCCATTGTTGCACCAAGGTTCTCGAAGCGATCCTCTAAAACAACCTGCTGGGCTACGGTAACACCATCCTTTGTAACAACCGGTATTCCTCCATCCTCAAACACAACATTTCTTCCCTTCGGACCAAGTGTAGAAACAACAGCATTTGCTACCTTATTTACTCCTTTAATAATTTTTGACCTGGCAGAATCGCCAAATTCTATTTGTTTATACTGCATTTTAAAGTTCTATTTCTTTAATTTTTAAAAAGTATTCTAAATCTCTTTTTTCTGGTTTTTTGTTTTTAGTTTCTGCCCTGGCAATCTCATCATTGAAACTTCTATGAAGCCCTTCAAAAAGAGCCTCCGAACCAGCTATTGTCTTGTTTTTAAAGTGCATTTATTCTTCAATTTTATCTACCAACGCTACAACATCTTCGCTGTCAACAAAGAAGAAATCTTCTCCCTTTATTGTTAGCTTAAGAGTTGCATACTTCCCAAAGACAACAATCTTACCAATATAACTAGAATCGTTGGCGTTTAAAACCTCTCCAGTTATTAACCTCTTATCTCCGTCGTCCTCTGGAATTTCAATATCCGACTTCAAATGCATTTTCTCGTGCTTCTTTATAAGAAGAATACTCTTACTTGGCTGTATTGTCATTTAATTCAACTTTAGTGTCTAAAAATTTAATTTGAGGAAGAACCTCATAGTTAGGAAGCAAAACATTAGCTGCGTAAAGTTCAATGCTATACTTCTTTGTAAGCTCAACAAACTCCTTGGCGAAGTTCTCTTTTCTGTATTTAAAAGAATTTACATCTTTTATAGTCTCTTTATCCATGTTATCCATCGTTGTTAAAATCGTTTAAATACGATCTTGGTTTTAATATTGATTGTATATGCTTTTCGATTAATGTCAACTCTCTCTCTGGCTGTTCTGGACTATATGGTCTAGTCATTATCATGTATCTAAGGCTATCAACTCCGTGGTCATCTTTTTTAACAGGAGACTCTGATTCATTCTTAAACCTGTCTGTTGCTTCTGTATTCTCTTTATATCTGTAGTGTTGTAACTCCCACGCGAGATATGGACACTTATCTTTAAATATATATATCTTTGTCTCTCCTCCTGCGTCCACCTTCATGTATTCCCTTAGCCTTGTAATACTAGAGAACCAATCGTTGTTTCCAGGCTCAAAGTCGAACCCATTATCATAGAACTCTTCTATAACAGAATATTGTTGTTCTTCACCGGCAATCGTTTTTGTTCTATTTTTTGACTGCGTTGTTGGGTCTATTACTTTTACCTGGAAGGCGTTGTCAACCATCATTCTCTTCTCTCTCATTGTTTTTCCTTCCGTATCCCCAATTACCCAAGAAAATTGCTTTAACATATCTCTGCATGATACCGAAGGTATTGCTGGCTTATAGTATTCGTCAACAATATAAAGAACGTTATCCGATGTCCACGCACCAACATAAGCTGCTGTTGGGTTTCTTTGACCGAAATCAAGTGATAATAAGAACTCTGCGTCATCTATCTCAAACGAGTTTATAAGATGAATTTTTGGATTAAAATCGCAGAACTCTGAACCAAATATCAACTTACCAGACTTTGTAGAAAAGTCAACCTCATACTCTTTGTTCCAAAAAGCAATTGGATAACTTTTTCTTTCTTTGTCGAACCACTCTTTTCCATCTCTATCCGGATCTTTGTTTGGATCGGCAGTGTAATGCAACATTGCCACTGTAAATCCATTCTTTTCGTTAACCCACGTTTTTAGACCCTTTATGGCCTCTGGCCTAAGAACATCCTTGTACATTTTATTCTAGTTTAAATTCTCTTACTAAACACGAACCATCTTCATTCATTTTAACACCAATAATTAATTCATACCTATCTATGGTGTTTCCAGCCTCGTCCGTATTTTTACCGTCACACCTTGTGATACAGTCATACTCTGCGAGCTCTGGATATGTTTTTGATAATCCATTCTTAACCATTAAATCTCCATCCTTTTTTAATCCGCAAAGAATTACATCTTCATCATTCTTGGCCTGAAAGGAATTAAGCTTTCTTTCCCTTTTTAACCTTAATACTTTTTTGTTCATTTTGTTTACTCAGAATAAATTTTAAATTGTTTTGTCTCAATGACAAAATCGTCTGTTGCTGTAATAACCTCTCTGTCTAAAAGCTCCGGAATAATGATATCCATTAAATCCTGCTCAGACATAAAGATGTGTTTGGTGTTTTTAATTTTCATTTGTTTATTGTTACATTTCTAATAAGTCGAAGACCGCGTCCTGAAAAAACGTATTGTCCTCTGGCGTACTAACCATCGTAAATCTTCCTTTAGAAGAAATAGAAGGCTTCGCAGCTAGAAAGGCTGACTTTGCCTCTGTCTGAAAGGCCATTTCGTCCGCGAAGATGCTACTGGCAGTCTGAGAACGAATCTGTTCTCCACCCTCTGGTATTCCTCTGATTTCTGAATCTATCTGTGGAAATGCCATTAAGTTGTAAACGGCTCCTCCGCTGTTCTGTGGGTTTACTACTAAAGGAATTATTTCTGTCTTATCGTAGTATTTCTTTAAAAACTCTGGTTCATTGTCCCAAATCGTCTTTGCTCTTCTTACCAGATCATTAGCATCATCTGCCTTCTTTGATTGGAATAATGAAAGTCTTGCTTTGTGGAATTGAACATCCCATAAATTAAGAGCCACAAATATCCATGAAACCATCATCTGTCTGCTCTTAGCAACACACATAACGACACTCTTTAACCACAAATCTACAAGTATTTTAATATATTCCTTATCTGGAAATGTTTTCTTGGGGTCTTCTGGATCGTGGGTATCAAGTGTCTTAGCCCAGGTTATCATCCAGTAGTATGGGTCATTCTTACACTTATACCATTCAAGTGCTTGTAATTCTTTACTCTCAGATAGCTTCTTTAAATATTTTATGTCAATCATTTTTTTTCTTTCCAACCAGATGCGATTATTGCAATACCTTGTTTAACCGCATCTTTCTTTTTTTTATAAATCTTTCCATGCTTTCCCCATCTATACCCTCCCTTAACTTTTTTTACTGGCATATTATAATTGTTCTAATATCTTCTTTTTTAACTCTTTTAACTCTTCTTCTGTCTTGTTCTCGAGATCCATATCTTCAAGTGATTCTTTCTCCTCAATCTCAACCTTCTTCTTGTCTGTAAGCTCACCAGTTAATCTTGCGTATGTAATGATTGCATTGTTTCTTGCTGTATAATCTGGCTCATACATCTTTTCTCCACTCTTACCAAGAACAAGTTTATCTGCATGCATCATTTTTTTCAAGATCTCAAGGATTGCCTTCTTGTCTATCCCAGAATCAAATGCAAGAGTCTTATAGCTACCTTCTATTCTATCTATCTCGTCTTGAACTCGTTTGTCTTTTAAGAGTTTATAAGCAGAAACAGCACATGTCTTGTCGTTGGCGTCTGGGTGGGAATGTTTATAGGCTTTAGACCCGTTATACCCATTTCGGATGTATTCCTCACAGAACTCAATATTTTCTTTTGTTAATTTCTTCATATCTCCAGATGTATATATATAATAATGTAATAGATGTAGTCTAGCCATATCTCTGGGATCCCCCCGAAAAGGTCAGAGACCTTAAAGAGTTGGGAAACAGAGCGAGGCTTCAGCCCGTCACAAGAAACACACATTACCCCCCTAGCCGGCTAAGGCATCAGAATAGCAATGACAATTTAGACTTTATATATGTTTACGATTGGCTTAAGAGTAGACTCTCTAGTACTGCGGCACAGCAGCGTTTAACATCTCCCTATTCACCGAATTTATGTTTGCAGGCTAGTTTCATAGCTGGGACGGATAATCCTTTTCTAAGGTCTTTAGAGAAGAATTAACCATCCCAGCCAGCTACTATACAAACATCTGAGGACTCCTTTTGGAACACATAGTTCCCTTACCCACCAAGGCACCCTAAATAGTGGTAGTAAACAATTGTAATTTAAATTTAAATGAACGTTAACTTCTTAACCTATAGATACAGTATAGCATCAAAAAAAAGGCTTGTCAAGCCCCCAAAACATTGGGGTTTTTGCATGTTTTCAAATAAATGATATTTTTTATTTTTAAAAATGATGAAATTAGGGGATTTATCCCCAAAAAAGTGGATAAGATGTGGATAACTCAGTATATCTACAGCATAACAATGCCAATATTAGCCATTTAATACTGTTAATATCTTGTATTTTTTATAGAAAATTTTCTAAAATAAGCGATCTTATGATTTTGGATTAAATAGATGCCTATAAAACAACACCCCCAGGGTATTTATTAGTAGCCCCTCGGCCCCTATTAAGAGCTTGCGTACTAATTGCACAATAGAGATTCTTAATTGTCTCTTAGGATGGGTTGTTTGGTATAAGGAGGGTTGTAAGGAGGGTTGTCTTTGGTAGGGAGGCTATTTTGGGGTATTGTCTTTGGTGGACTCTGGGATCTTATGGTATGTTGTTTGGTTATATAACTAGTATTAGTATATATATACACATACCTTGATTCCTTGATTCGTGATTCAGGACCCCCCTATATATAATGAACGGGTACAATTATATAGGCCAATAAAAACAAGGGCAAGGCAAGGCCAGGGCAAGGCTTGACAATTTTTTCTTGTGGGTGTATACTGTTAAGGTAAGAATAAGAAAACAAGTTAAGGGGAGGGAGGGTGTTAGGGTGTATATATATAAAACCTATATATAAAACTATATAAAACCTATATACAAAACCATAACACTTGACAAAACATTTCAATGGGTATATAATGGAAGTATAGCATAGCAAGTCTTTTTTAATAGCCGGCATAACGGCTTGAAGACAAGCTATTAAAAATATGCAAAGCAATGTGAAGAGTCAATTTGTAGAGATGGCCAAGCTATTTCCTGATTTGGCT